AGTCCTTCAAGTTTAGTTTCACTGTCTGTTCCTTCAATCTTAACTAGATCAATAAAACCCAAACCATGTGTGTGTTGTACAATGTCTTGTAAATAGTCTTTCATGTTTTTCTCCATTTGTGCCTTTATTATAACTTATATTGTGCCTGGTTGTCAAGTCTTTTTCCGATGTTTTTTATTCAATCTGACTGCTGTTTCCAATAACGATAGATCTATTCCTAAATCTTTCGCTTCATTTAGTAATGCTTGAGTATCTTTTGGAAAACAATGTCCTCCCCACCCAAACTTACCATCAGGACCTGGTACTGTTGTGTGTCCTGGTCCAATTCTAGTATCCAATCCTAATAGATTACTAACAGTGTCATAGTTAGCACCTACAGTATCACATAACTCGAATAACTCGTTAAAGAATGTAAGTTTAGTTGCCAAATAACTATTGGCAAAGTATTTTACTAGACTTGCTTCTTTAAGTGTACACTGGTGAAAGTGTTCAACTAATGGTAAAGACTGTTGTAGTATCTCTCTCCAAAACTTTGAATCTTCTCCTCCAAGTATACAATATTTTTGATTAACAAAATCCTCTTTTGCTGTTGCTTCTCTTAAGAACTCTGGGTAATATGTAATATTACTTTTGTTCCACTGTTTATTGTACTCAGACATTCTTTCTAATGACGTCCACGGAACTGTGCTTTTAATTAATACAGGAGTATCACAAGGTCCTGGAAGTTGTTTTATTACGTCCCAAATGTTACTATCATCACAATTTCCATTTTCATCTGGTGGTGTGCTAACAGCAATTATAAGTCCGTCTAAGTCTTTGTGGTCTTTTATTCTGTTGTTGTTTAATCTTGGGTCTACAGGTACTATTTCATGATGTTTGGATAATAAATCTCCAATAGCACTTCCAACAAATCCATATCCTGCTATAACTAATTTCATACAATCTCCGAAATTATACCAGCAATATAAATTGCCGTTAGTCCAGCATTCATTACTATTACAGTTTTTTCTTTCCAAAGAACACCAACAATAATCCACAATGTATTACTAACCATAAACGCCCAAATATAATACGGATGAATATTAAACGCGGCCAAAGTCGCGGCAGTAAGTAATCCTACTGTTGCTATCCAAGCCAGCCATTGATAAGGTTTTGCCATATGTAATCCTTTCTACTCTAATTTAAATTCGTAACCAAATGTTATTCCCCAATTACTATTAGGGCCAAACTCATATGCTGGTGCTACAAACCAATTATCCTTTTTTACTCTTGCCATAGGAACAAGTGGTGCTCCTGAGTATCCTGATACTAAACCTACTTCAAGTTCAGAATCAAAAAATATTTTATACTTCTGTCCAGCATAAGCAGAAATACTATCTTCACTGTTATAGTATACACCATACACTGTATTATCTACATCACATCTGGCGTGAGGGTGTACATTATTATAACTTCCTTCTAGTCCAGCGTGTAACGTTAGAGCAAGGAAAAAGGATAAACAGTTCAATTACAATCCTTTGACAAACTCTACTACATCATATTTAGGTTGCCACCCTGTTGATATAAGTGGGGTTATATCTGCTGTGTTGTCTTGTGCTTCACATTCGTCACCTGGTACTAATGGTACGTTTATACCAACTGACTCTGCTAGTGTTTTAACTGCTACACTTTTTCCGGTACCAACATCAATTGTTCCTGCTAGTACTGTGTTATCTAAGTTTTTAATTATTGCTGAACATATATCATCTACGTGAATAAAATCTCTACTATGATTTGTAACGAACTTTAATTTCTTATCTCTTATTCTACCAACTAACATATCTTTTCTACTGTTAGGGCCATAAACAGTTGTAAACCTCATACCTAAACTACTCGATGGTGCTACAGCCTCCATCGCTCTTTTACTTGTACCATATGGTGACAGCCACCATTGTTTAGCACAAGAACTACTAGCATAGATGATTCTCATACCACTTCTATGGGCCAAAGAGAAAAGTCTTTTACTTAACTCTACGTTTGTATGCCAATAATCTTTTGGTTGTTCTATGCTTTTTCTAACATTGGCTAACCCTGCCAGATGAACTACAACGTCACATCCTTCTGGTTCCCAATTTTCAATGTCACGATCTTTGTCTATGTTTCTATCCCATTCGACTATTTCATGATCATCTTTAAGAAGTTCTACAAGACGTGAGCCAATAAAACCTCTGCTACCTGTAATGTTTATTTTCATAACACTCCTTATTGAAAAGAAAACAACGAATCAAATGTTGTATTAGTATCAGTATCTGTGACTAAATCCCAATCCAACACACCTAACAAGTTGTCCACCTTATTACTAATGATTGTACTTTCCATTTCACCTTCGTCAAAAGGCAATTCTTTAAACCACTTTGGAATATGTAATTCGTCAGTTGGGTATGCTACACTTTTCATACCTAACGGATTTGGCCTCAACTTACAAACAATTACTTTTTGTCCATCCATAATAGTTTGACTATACTTGTCGCCATTCATATTCTTGAGTGTATTCCAGTTCATACTTGCTCTAACGTGTCCAGGCATATTTGCTTTACCTTGACGTCTTTCTGCTTCAGTATAACTTGTTAATTTGTTACAACGTTTAGGAGTACCTTTTTCCCAAGCGGGTCTATGTTTAAAGTCTTGTTTAAAGTTTCTAATATTTTCAATAACCTTTTCTCTGCCATCACCTGTAAGTACACCTAGCAGAATTTCACTTAAGAAGTCTTGTATGACTTTTGGAGTATCACTACGTTTAAGATCTAAACCCATTGCTTTTACTTTGCCTGGGCCATCTCTGTCTAGTCTAGCACCTTCTAAATCATATATCAATGCGGCATAACGTTTCTTAGTAATATACAAGCCTTTAATAGCAACAATCTCTCTGCCACCCTGTATAATTCTGCCGTTCTCATTTGGACAATTAAATGCCTCTTTCATATGTCTTGGAAATACTTCGTTAACCTGCTCAGATATATTATCATACAGTTGTACACAAAGATCTTTGTCCCATTCCATTTCACCTTTTTCAACAGCGTCTTTGATTATTGGCCAAGCACTGAAATACACAGAGTCTGTGTCACCATATATAATTGCTTTACCTACATGATCAAACTCACCTGTAATAATTCTGTTTACTTCTGCTGACATAAACTTGGCAATGTTTCTACCACTTAGTGTAGTACTTTGTCCAATACGTTTATCAAAAAATCTACAACCTGGATTTAGAATAGCACCATACAAACTGTTCAAGTTAATCTTTTTAACAAGTTGCCTTTTATCCCAAAATGCTTTACCTTCAGGTGTTGTTTGTTCTGCTTTTGTCTTTTGCATTTCTTGACGTTCTCTATACCAACGTTCAAGTAACCCTGGAATAATACCTTTCTTTTCATATGTAAAGATAGTACCATTAGCACTCAGCATCCATGGTTTACCTTCTAAGAATATTTTTTTGTATATCTGTGCTCCAGTAAGTATTTCATCGCTACGGTTATCTTCCCATTCAACAACGATTTCATCTACTGTATCTTGATCCATAACCATTTGATATTCTGTACTACCAAACTTACCTTCCCATGCTTCAGCAAATGATTTTTTATTGCCCATTGCCTCTTCAACATGAGCGTCATTGTAGTCTGGCCTTAGTTGTCCTACAATAGTTGCTGGATCCATATTCAACGCTCTAATGGCACTTGGGTACAGCGAGTTAATATCAATAGCACCAATCCAATCATGTAGTCCTTTTTTAGGATATGCCACATAAGCACCAGCGGCCGATGTATTGCCTTCGTGTCGCTTTCTGTCTGGCACAACAAAACCACGTTCATGTGCTTCATTAATAATTGCTTGTTCTGTCACTGCTACAGCACCCATTGTTGTTGCCAACAGCACTGTATTAGCATGAGCAAGTTCGTTACTTAAATCAATAAATTTTAGTTTCTTATCTAAGTTACCTAATAATAAAGTATCTTGTCTGTTGTATTCAATAAACTTTTCAAAGTCATTGTTGTATAGTTGATCAAGAGTACCTGTGTAAGCAACTTTAGTTTCGCCTAGTTCATACTCACCGATAGCATCTAACGAATAAGAATGCATCTCATGATATGTATATTTTCGATAGAGTTGCATATAGTCCATGTGTACTCTACCAATTAAATCAAATGTAATATTTTCTTTACCAAATCTTTCAAATGTTCTTTGTTTAGGAAACTGCCCAAACAAACAAAAACGTCTTGTGTCATCTTTACTTAATACACTCTTAATTCGATTAACCATATATGGAATATCATAACCTTCGCTATTCCAACCTGACAAAATGTCAGCGTCATCAATCAAGTCTAAGAATGTTTTAAGTAAATCTGTTTCGTTGTCAAAAAAGAATGTGTCATCAAACTTTTGTGTAAGTCTATCTAATTCTTGTTTTGATGTGCCTTTTGGGGGCAACGCCAATGTTACTAGTTTGTCTACCCATTGTAAGTAAACAGTAATTGCTGTAACTGGCGTAAAGGGATCTTCTGGTGTACTAAATCCACGCTCTTTATCAAAGTCAACCTCAATATCAAAAAATGCTACTTGTAAGTTAGGAGCATCTTGACCTAAGTAGTTTTCTTCTAAGCAACGGAATACAGGATTAATATCACTTTCATAAGTCTTTGTGCCATAGTGTAAAGCCTTTTCACGTTTAAAGTCTTTACCACTACGACATTGAATCCTACTAACAGGATTTCCAAAGATACTTTGAAACTTTCCTTTTGGATCATCATAGTAAAACACATACTTGGCAGGAAACTCTTGATATTGTCTCTGTCCTTTTATACGTTCTACAATGTGAATCCTATCACGTTGTCTATCAAAAAAAGCGTCTACATACATAGTTTAAATATATCCCATGGCTATTAACCATCCAAAAACGTTAACACAACTAAACCAGCCTGTTAACAACATTACCCAAGCCGCTCCTCGTCTTACTGAAGCAAATACTTGAGTTACTGAGCCAATAAAAAAGAATGGATAAATCCATCTCATATCTGGGTCAGAGGCGTTCACGGCTAATGTAGCCGAGGCCGCAATTGTAAATACGAAACTTATCAACTCAACAAAAAATGCTAATTTGTCAGTTTGATAAGAGTTAATCCAGAACTGGGCAATTCTATTCATTAGACCTTGCCAACAGTTGCTAGGATAGTTTCCAATAGTTCTTGGTCACTTGTAACCTCACTAAAGTTACCTTTAAATGCTGTTCTAATTGCTTTTTTAAGTACAGCAGGTTTAATTTCCATTTCCTCCGAAATTGCTTTGACTGTTTCAGTAAGTCCAGCATTTAAGTCTTCAAGTTCTTGCATGACTGTTATGCCTTCATTAATGATCTGTGTCAATTTGGCTTTCTCTTCAGGATTGAATATCTTATCACTCATAGAGTATCTCCTATATTGTTATGCTTTATTATAATGTCAGTTTCATTAAAGGTCAAGTATTATATCCGATAATTACTAGTATTATTATAATATATATCGGAGAGATGAATGACATTAAAGTTAAGTGACTTTGGCAAGTTTAAAATAGTCCAAGACGACGGAAATTGGATAGACCGTGACAGGATAGTTCCTGTTATCAATTATTGGAAACATTACTTTGATCATATGTTTGTTAGCGGTACAGTTATCCACAAAGCAGGCGACAAGCCTGATGTTCAATATGATGTTACACCAAAAAGAGTTGTAATCAAAGGCCACACTTGTATTAATAGTTTGGCTATTATGTTTGCTTGTTTGGAACGTAATCATACTGTAATTTTTGATAACTCAACTAACCTTACTGAAGATTGGTATAAGAAAGTAAAGCCAGATGTATTAATAGTTGGAACTGATGACTTGATATTACCAGGTAGCAGATACACCAGTGGTCCTAACAGCGTTCGATTATTGTTCACTAGAAAAATGACTAATATGTTTGAATACGATAAAGAATTTGAAATTGATCCTAAAAGTGTTTGGATTGAACACAAAGACAAGCGTACTACTAAATTTACTAGAGAAAAACTTTTAAAACAATTTGACAAGTTTGAAAACTCTCCTGCTGTTGCTTTTGTTGAACAAGATTCAAGACATCAAGTAAAACAGTTAATAGAATGTTTATTGCCTCTAATGTACAAAGGTGCTAAAATAGTTCTTGACACAGGACTTGAAGGATTTGATTGGAAACAATCTATGGTTGAACATCGTCCAGATTTATGTTGGTGGGGTGTTAAATTAGAGAAAGCAATTAAAGATTATGACCCTTGGCTTAATACACTAAGTCCAACACCTTTATACATACCTCATATAAGAAAAACTAAAGTAACGGAAACAAATTCACTGCCAGACTTTATTAAAGAACCCGACAGTGAAACTGCTTAAACGAGTTTTGTTGCTATAAGTATTTACCGATCTTAGATCCAATGTCTTTAACAGTATTAGGACCAAAGTGAGCACCGTCTCGTGCTGTATCAATTTGTTCGTATGTTATTCTATCTGGAATTAATTGTTCTATAATCTCTACTTCTTCAGCAAGATATAAGTCATCTGGAATACAAGTTTCAATCAGTTTAATATTATTACAGTGAGTTCTAATTTTGTTTACTGCTTTTATAAAACGTAAGCAATTAACATAGTCATCTGCACAGTCAGCCATAAACTGTTTTGTACCGTTGTATCTATGAAAGTAACTGTACATAACAATTACAGTTGTTGGTTTAAACTTTTCTACGCCCCAGGCTACAATGTCAGCAATAGTATCATTTCCGGCACCATCCACACCTAAGTTAATAATGTCTTTACCTGTGTGCTTTGTCCATTGCTCTGTTTCAGGACCGCCCCACTGCTCTGTAAAACTATCTCCTACAGCAATAATACCCGAGTCATAGTAAGTTGTTCTAAAGCCATCACTGTTATACTTGTAGTCAAAGTTTTGCCACTGGTGTTGGTTCCAATGCTTTACGCCAAGTAAACATTTACTAGGACTGTCTAATACAAATGGTGGAGTGATTGTTTTGTTACGTCTGTCTTTTAAATCAAGTATATGATCAAGCATATTAATAAACCGAGTATAACCCAAGGCCACTTTCGCTTAGGCTCTTTGTATATAGTTATTCTTTCGGTGTAGAATGGCAATTACTTTTGATACTCTTTCCACTTGCTGTTAATGTCAACTGCTACTTCTTCTTTTGCTTTGATACGTTTTAGCATCATCATTAACTTTTGTGTTTCCATTGGATCTTTTGATAGTAATTCTTTAAAGGCATCTGCGGCCGCTATCATTTGATTTCTTGAATAGTTTTTATCACCACGTTTCATTTTAAGTAGTGCTTGTACAAGATTGTTTTTATCTGCTACGCCAGGAAACTCTTTAGATATCGTCTGGGGGGTTACGCTACCTTGTAGTCCTGCTTCGTCATCAATTGACTCATCTTTAATTAATTCTTCTTGATGTTTTGCTAATTCTTCCATTGAATCAAAAACACCTGTCATCTTACCATGTCTGTAGGAATAAAATTTTCCTTTGTGGTTTCTTGCTGAAAGTCCATATTTGTTCATGCTTGTATGTGATGACCCATCTTCTAATAAACCTAAATCAGAAACTCTATCAGCAATCCATTGATCTGGATCGCCTGTTCTGGCTTTCATTACACCATATGGCATTTCGCCTGAATCCATGTAATATCCAAATAGTTCTTCATATGCTTTTGAACCGTATTCAATGTCGTCAATACTTCTAACATTATGTTTGTCTAATATTGTTTTAATATCAGAATGTTCTGATTCGCCAAAGGCTTGTTTTCTTTTTTTCTCTATTTCTGCTTTACGCTTCATTAGTGCTTTTTGTAATTCAGGGTCTTTAGATGTGTGTTTATCTTTTTGAATGTCTTGTAATGCTTTTGATTTAGCATCTAAATCTTCTCTGTCTTTGGCTCTAGATCTTTTACTTGCTCCACTAAGACCAATACTTCTCATAGAGAATGATTCAAGTTTAGCATAGTATTTAGATACTACAGCATTTCTAAGTTCCATATCTTCTGGAGTAATATGACCACGCTTCATATGACGTGATAATATATCTTCCATTTGTTTAATTTCTTCTGGTGTACCAAACTTCTTAGCAATCTCTACAGCGTTCTCTGAATGTAAGTTTTCTGCTTCGTTGTCCATAAAGTCTTTTTTACTGAAAGCATATTCTAAAACTTTATCTATCTTTTTCATAAAGTGGCAATTACAATGTGGACACTTAGGACCACAAGTACATTCACTTACAGGAACACCACAACAAGCATCTGGACACATAGGTGTACCATCTTTGTCTACATTTTCTTTGGCTAGTTTAGTTGCTGTGGCATACATAACTGCTTCAGCATCTTTACCATAACGATCTTTGAAAGATCCTTTGGCTTTCTTCATACCTTTTACGATACGTTCTTTTTCTTTTTCTTCGCCTTTGGAAAGTTTTCTATCTAGTAGATCAGTTGCTCTCATTGTCGGTCTTCTCTTCTACGCTTTCGCCGTGTGTTCCCATATCATGGTTACGTCTAAAGTCGTCAACAAAGTCGTTGATTTGATCACCGCTCATATAACGAACTAATTCATCAAACACAGGGTGGTTGTCTGGACATTCTAATTCATCACATAGTTGATAAATTGGTTCAGCAAATTCGCCTACTGCTTCTGTAGTTCCGTATTTTTTATTAAACTTTTGTACATCTGGATTTTGTTCTCCTGGTACTACTTTTAATGCTCTTGCTACAGCACCTTGTAAACCTTCGACGTTCTTGTACATAGTAGTAAGTTGATCATGTATATCCGCTGTACCTGATACTGGTTTACCTTGTATTTCTGTAGCACTATCCATAATACCTAAACGTTTGATATGCTTTTCTATGTCTACAAGTTTATCTCTTAATTCTTCTAATGATTGATATTTTCTATCATCTTGAATGTCTTCAGTTGTTTCTTGTTCTTCTTTAGCAACTAGTAAATCTGTGAATTCTTTTTTAAGTTGACCTAATAGATCCTCTGATACTTTTTCTTCTCCTACTAGTTTACCTTTGCTTGGGTTTTTAGTAGTTCCGTCTGCTTCGCCTGGCTTAACAGTTTTAAGTTTGTCTTTGCCTTTAAGTTGCTTAGGTGCTTCATCAACTTTGTTTACTGACTCAAGTATACTTGCCATTGCTTGTACATTTGGGTCACTGTGTTGGCTTGGAGATGCTTCGTTTTCAAATGATTTGTCTTCACTTGTTTCCATACTGTTTAAACGTTTAACTAGATCTGTAAAATCATTCATCTTATTTCTCCAACTTTAATTTCTTCTTAATTTTGTTTGTAGCAACTTTTTTCAAGTTAACATTTTCGTTAGCGGCCTTTAGTGCCTTTTCAACTTCAGGGTGACTTGAAAGACCTTTTTTAATCTTTTCAATTTTTTCAACAGCACCTGTCATGTTACCTGCTTTGTATCTTGGATCAAAAGCAATACCTTTTGCCATCTTTACTTCTTTGGTTGTGTATCCTCTAGATTGAAATTCGCTAATGCTTTCTTCTTGTGGTACATCTTGTCCAGAAACAGGCATATCAGTAACAGCGTTTACTTCGCCATCTACTTGTGCCATTTCATATTCTAAGTAGTGTTTAACACTTGAAATATAATCTGCCGCTTTAGTAATCTTTGCTTGTACCCAGCCTTCTAAACCTTCTGCTTCACTAATGCCTTTTAGCATACTGTGAAGTTCTACGGCATATTTGGCTGTCTTGTATAGATCAGCTCGAGCCATTTGTACTTCGTGGTCTGTTTCCATTACTTTAGCATCCATGCTAAGGTCTTCTTTTAAAATGTCTCTTGCTTTCATTGTTCTTCCTATATAATAATATATTTATTACTAAAAGTTAATTATCGCTTCAGTGCTGGGCCACCAAATATGCTTGTATTCTTCATATTTAGAGCATTATCTGTTGGTTTTTGCTTCTTAGCCTTAGGTGGCCTAGGTGCTTTGCCCATTTTACCCGGTGATCCGCTGTAACGCTTCCTCTCTGAGTCACTACCTATAGCAACGTGTGGGTTAACTACAGAAGCAATATTACCACTTGCTGTAGCGCCTGCTGTTGCTGTTTCAATAATTTCTTTTATTCTCATACTATTACTTATCTTTTCATATTATAAGCGAACGATACTTGTCTTGCTAATTGTGTACCTCTATCACGCTCTGATTTTTTACTAGACTTCTTCATTTTATTTGCTTTAGCACGAAGCCTTTTTAAGTCTGTTTTACTTAATTTGTCTCCAGCACCTTTACCTAAGTACTGGCTTGCTTTACGTTTTAAACTACCTGGTCTACTGCCTGGTTTAGGAGATTGTGTAAAGTCTTCAAGTATTCCGCCGAGTTCTTTGATAACATTTTGTATTTTTTCATTGTACGTTTTTTCCATTGTTCCATCTCCTTTCCAAGTCCTTTAAAACTTCACCGTGAAGCATAGGGGTGTCTTGGTTGTTGACTTTTAGTGCCAATTTGTTAGCCTGTCTGTGTACTTCTCCAGGCTTAACATCTACAGTTGTGTTTTGTGGTGTAATGATTCCTACACCTTCAACTGTAAAATCTCTGTTGCTAGACTTAAAGTCTTGCTTTCTCATCACTGTTTTAGAAACTAAATCTAATTCTTGATTGTCTTTGTCCCATTGTAAAGCAAATGGTATATTAACATCAGTTCTCATATCTTTCATTACTGCTTCAGCATCTGGTCCCATTTTTGCTATTGGTCTAGCATGGTACTTGTACACTTGCTTGAACAGTCTAGTAAGTTCGCTAGGTGTAATTGGTTTTTTATTACGTTCGTCATTTACTCTATCTAAGAAATGCTTTGTAAACTCTACGTCAATACCAACTTTAGCAAACAGCCTATCAGCATAGGCTTCTATTTGTTTTAAATCTTGTTGTGTTACAAATTCATATAGATCGTATATTTCATCTTCTTCATATACATCTCTTACTTTGTACTTGTATGTCATTGAATGGCCCTTGCCATCGCTGTAACCCATTTTTGCTTTTGGGTATCTCAATTTTCCTGGAGTAGACTTTTTAATTTTTAGTGGTCTTCTAAATCCTCCGTATGCTAATCCGTTTATTCCCATCATGCCAAAACGTTCTTTAACATCATCTGCCATGTACTTTTCTTTGTACTCGTCAAGTCCTTTAGCAACAACGTCTAGTGAATCTTCATCTGCTTGATACTTAATACCAAAGCCACCTGCTTCTTTCCAACGCTTAATGTTAAGACCTCTGTCGTCAATTAGTATATTAGGTATGCCGTCTTTTACAGCATATGGTGTTTTGTCTGCTACAATAATAGATTGCTTTGGTTTAATTTTTAAGTTTCTACCTATCCAATCTATTTTATGTTTCTTACTGTTGTCATGGTCGCCTCTTAATGGGGAACTTAATATGTTGTAAGAACCATAGCGATTAACTACCAATTGTATTAGTTTGTCTGTTGTATTAAACTTAGGTAGTCTAGCAAAGAAATCTGTGCCTATCATTTTGTCTAGCGTTGGGTTTACTTTTTCTGGTGGAACATCTCTATATGTTTTTACACCAACCATCTTTGCCCATGCTCCAAAGAAGTCTGCTAGAACTCCGTCCATATCAACGAACACTGTAGGTCTAATGATTTCGTTTATTTTTGCCATTATCTATTCTCTAAAATGCTTTTCATAACATTAGTTGCGGTCTTTGTAAAGTATCTTGGAGCCACACTGTGTACTATTAAGGCAGGTACTAACAGTTGTAATTTAACTGCTGTCTTTAATGCCTTGCCCATGTGCTGTAGCCCTGTTTCGCCTACTTCTTCTAAGTGTGCTTTACATTGTTTGCTTAACATTATACTAACTCTTTCTTGTTGTATTACTGACGTTCTTTGCTTTTCCACGTCTATTCTT